ATGGACCCTTTTTTCGAGGAACGGCAGCGCGGGCGCGGGACCAGGATCTTCGCCTACCCACGCCCCGATGAAAAAAAGGTCTTCCTCCTCGTCCGGCACGGAATGCCGATGACGCGCGAAGGCAAGCATGAGGAGGATGGTGAGCCGGGCGTCGCCTTCTATCGACCGCAGAAGCACGACGTCTTGATATATGACGCCGCAATCGACGTCCTCGGGATCAACGCACAAAGTAAGGGTGAAAAGACCCTGTATCAGGAAGTACTCGGAGAAAAGATCTTCGGTAAGAAGAGCTATTTCGGCGAAGGAGACATCTTCACGTTGGCGCCTATCCGCAACGATGGTCCGAAAATTCAGGAATGCGGCGACATCGATGGTATCGATCAAGTCCGCCTCCTCGAGGTCGTCCGCGTTATTTTGGGCGACGTCACCAGGATCGATATTCAGAAATCCTCTGATCTGTTTAGGGCCCTTGGCGAGAACTGGGGTGCAGTTTTCACGTTCGGTCGTATTACCTCAGCCAAATTCGGATTTGTATTTGAAGGCTCTGCCAAGCAGCGGAGCGTCACCATAAGGTTGGACTCGGCCCGGTACGACCGCGACTCCGATGCAGAGTTTGTTGAAGCCTGGCTACGAGACAAGAATTTCTATGCACCGCCGCAGGAGGAGGACGTCATTGACGAAGATGACAAATCTGTGGCGAGCTCTTGAACAGTGGCCGGGCGCAGCCGCAGCGCGATGCGACTGGCTGAAGGAACTTGGCGACGAGTGGTCTGGTGCCGAGGCGTTTCTACGCAAGAGCGGCCGACGGGCAACCGAACTTGCTTGCCCCAAATCTAGTGAAAACGGCTGCAGCCGACAGATAGTCAAACTCATCGACGGTCGACTGCGCGCCGAGTGCGGCGATATTCCGAACCGGTGTGACTATGCAATTCTTGAGCGTCCGGACATCTCTGTCCTCGAGTTGAATCGTGCACACCTTGCATCGGCACTGGCTGAGGTATTTCATCTTGTAGATGCGCCAGACACCATTGGTCGCGCTCCGGTTCAGTACCTTGGTCGATACGAGATCAGCGCGGGCCGAGGATTTCCTGCATTCCTCGTGCTTCCAACTCCTGGTTTCCCGATCGATCTGGCCAAGCTGGACGAAATTGCCACTGCTTCAGCACCAAAGGTTGTATTCACGCCCACGCGGTCGTCGCTAGACCAAAATGCGCGCAGCTTCCTTGGCTTGAAACAGGCGACCCAGATAGCGCTCGAAGACATAGTTCTGGCTGGTGGAAACGGAAAACTGACTCCGGCTCGACCTATCGACAGTCTATTCTCGACACTTATCGAAGCCATAGTTCCTGCCGGTCACAACGTCCCCACTGGTCCGGGGATTGTGGTGCCGTCGGGAACCAATTGGGCAGCCATTACTATTGAATTCGTTGAGTTGGCGATCATCCGATTAACCGTTGCGGGCACATCACATCGGCTTGGACCTGACGATCTCGAACTCAAAAATGCCACGACGCAGCGCCCAAAGGCGGCTTGGTCTTTCCTGAAGGCGATGGCTCAGCAACGCGGGCGCATTAATCGCCGAAGAACTAACGCCACGGATCAATCACGGATCAGCAAGCAAAAGGAAGCTGCTTCGAAGGCTCTGCGAAATCTGACCGGTATGTCCGAGGATCCGATCAAAGTTGAGGGTGACGACTATGTCGCGTCCTATGTCACTCACGCCGACGATCTTCGGCAGGGCAAACAGGACCAACGCTGACGAAATTTCGTTGAGCCAACTGTAAAAAAGTTCAAAAAAATCGCCTGCCCAAAACCGCTGAAATCCTTTCGATTCAGCGGTTTTTCTTTGTCGTGACGCCACGCCAACAGCCACTCCAACGAATTTTCGCCGGTGCCAAGTACTCGGGCCGCGTGCCCGTCCACCTGGACCAAGGCGAAACTCATGGAGCAGCTTCACAAGCTTACCGACCCCACCACCCGTATTTCCCGCAATATCCGTATCCGTGCCGCAAGGCTCGCGCGCTCAGGTGCCGTGCCCGGGCTTGATGTTGATGACATCGAGCAGGAGTTGCGCCTCGATCTTATCAGACGCGCCCAAAATTTTGATCCCACGAAATCCTCGTTCGACACTTTCGCAGATCGCGTCATCGCCAACCAGATCGCAACGCTGGCCAGCGCCACGAGGGCCGTGCGCGCAGAGAGGGCGATGCAATCCCTGCACGCCCATGTGGGCGAGGATGAGGCTGACGGTGGTCTGACTCTGTCAGACGTCTTGCCCGAAACGGCCGCGATCGATCCTGTTGATGAGTTTGCCCTGTCCCATGGGCCTGGTCTTCGGGGTGATGTCGCAAAGCTGCTGGGCGCGCTCTGCCCCTCGTCACGTCAGGTCGCGATCGCAGTCAGCCACCTCAGCGTCGCCGAGGCCGCGCGTGTTCTCGGGCTTCACCGCAGCACGATTTACGAGCGTCTCACGGTCATCCGGCGGACCGCCCAGAGCCTTGGGTTGGATGGGTATTTCGAGGCTGCCCCGACAGTTTTGGCCCCCCGCCGGTAAGTGAAGGCAAGCAGATCATCGAATTCATGCCGGGCCTTCGGGGGAATGCAAAACTCTCAGGGAAACACCCCGACCGCGAGCTCCAGGGCGGCGTCGGGCCCGGCAGTTGTCACCTGAACGACAATCCCTGGGCACGACGAAAAAGGAGCATTCACACATGTTCACCAGTCCCCTCAAAAAGCTGCGCCAGTCCACTTGGCTGAGCGTAATCCCCGACACGATCGCAGTGCCGGCCATCGGCGGCCGCTCCGCCCGCTCAGTGGCGATTGAACGGGCCTCCATTGATGACATCGCGTTCGCATTGATCCCCCTCAACAAGGAACGCTCCGCGCTCGCGCAAGCCACCATGGCATTGGAAGAGATCATCTCGATGGCCCGTAAGCAGGGCGCGGCGGGCACCGATATCGCCGTCTCGGCTGCTGTCCGCGAACTGGAAGCGCGCAAATGAGCGCGCCCTTCGCACCCGCCCCGCTGAAGATCATCACTGCCGACGAACGGCTCAAGGAAACCCGCGGCATAAAGGGTGTCCTGACCGGCATTTCCGGCATCGGCAAGACCAGCCAGCTCTGGACGATGGATCCGGAACATACGCTCTTCCTGAACCTCGAGGCCGGTGAATTGGCGGTACAGGGCTGGCCCGGAGATGAAATCCGAATCCGTGATTGGGAACGTGCCCGCGATCTGGCCTGCTGGATCGGCGGACCAAATCCGGCGATGCGCGAAGATCAGCCCTACAGCCCGCGCGATTACGACCGCGTCTGCGCCGCATTCGGCGATCCGTCCGTACTCGACAAATACGAGACGGTTTTCGTCGATAGCATTTCGGTCGCCTCCCGCATCTGCATGCAATGGTGCAAGGGACAGCCCCAGGCACAATCCGACCGTAGCGGCAAACCCGACATGCGCGGCGCCTACGGGCTGCTCGGTCAGGAAATGATCGGCTGGCTGACCCACCTCCAGCACACGCCGCGTAAGAACATCTGGTTAGTCGGCCTGCTTGACAAAAAGATTGATGATTTCGGCAAGCCTTATTTTGCGATGCAGGTTGAGGGATCCAAGACCGGCCTCGAACTGCCCGGCATCGTCGATGAGGTCATCACGCTCGCTGAAATCCGCCCCCAAGAGGGCGATCCATTCCGAGCCTTTATCTGCACCACGATCAACGATTTCGGATTCCCTGCCAAAGACCGCAGCGGCCGACTCTCGATGATCGAGCAGGCGCACCTCGGCCGCCTGATGGCCAAGATCCGCGCCGGTCAGGGAACGACCTCCAAATCTGGCCTCGATTTCGAACTGCCCGAGGCAGCACCCCAATCCGATCCCATGACGAAAGGAGCCTGATCCCATGGCTGACAACATGGATTTTAACGGCGCGGACAGCCAGGACGCCGCATTCGATCTCATCCCGGCAAACACGCTGGCCAAGGTAGCCCTGACCATCCGTCCTGGCGGCGCGGGCCCTGAGGGCTGGCTGACCCAGAGCCGCACAAGCTCCGCTCTTTATCTGAATGTCGAGGCAATCGTGCTCGATGGTCCCTACGCGCGGCGGCGGATTTACACGCGCATCGGCTTCAAGGGGAAAAATGTCAACGAACGCGGTGAGGATAGCTATGCAAACCGGGGCCGCGCTCTCATCAGAGGCATTCTCGAATCCGCGCGCGGCATCAAGGCAAGCGATCAGTCGGAGGCGGCCCGCGCCGCACGTCTGATCCGAAGCCTCGGTGATCTCAGCGGGCTGGATTTCGTCGCCAAGATCGGCGTCGAAAAGGATCGCGACAATCCCGAAGATACCGGACGCAACGTGATCAAGGCGGCCATCGGCCCCGATCACGGCCAGTATCTTGCGGTGATGGGTGCTGCGCCCACGCCTGCGCCCCCCAACACCGCGCCAACTTCGGCATATGGCGGCAGCGCTGCCCCCCCCGGTGCGGATCCCGCCAGTTCTGGCAATGCGCCGTTCTGGGCACGCTAAGGGAGGCTGGCATGATTCCTCGTGATTATCAGCGGGCAGCGGTGGATGCCGCCCATAACCGCACGGCCGAGAATGGCAACACCATGCTCGTGCTGCCCACCGGTGCGGGCAAGACGGCCATCGCAGGCTTCTATGTCGGTGAACAGGCAGAACGGGACCGCAATGCCAAGGTGCTGGTTCTCCAGCACACCGACGAACTTATCGAGCAGAACCGTTCGGCGATGGGTCACATCTCGGGCCTGAACACCTCGGTGGTCAAGGCGGAGCAGGACTGCTGGGACGGCCGCGTGGTGTTTGGCAGCGTGCAGACGCTGGCGCGCGTCAATCGGCGCGAGGCCATGCCGACCATATCACACCTGATCATCGACGAATGCCATCGCGCCGCGGCCACCAGCTATCAATCCGTGATCGAGCATGTGCGCGGCCTGAACCCGAAGGCCAAACTGCTCGGTCTTTCCGCCACCCCCGGTCGCGGGGACGGCCAGTCCTTGCGCAAAACCTTCAGCAACGTGGGCTACCATCTCCGGATCGGCACGCTGATCGCGCGGGGCCTGCTGGTGCGGCCCCGGACCTATACCATCGATCTCGGCGTCGAGGATGAACTGTCCGGGATCAACAGCACCGCCGGTGATTTCGACATGCGCCAGGCCGATAAGGTGCTGAACCGCACGGTGCTCAATGAGACCGTCGTGGAACACTGGAAAGATAAAGCGGCAGACCGGCGCACGATATTCTTCTGCTCGACGGTGGCCCACGCTGAGGCCGTTGCTGAAGCATTCCGCGCGGATGGCGTCTCGGCCGAAACCATCACGGGCGACATGGCCGCCGGAGCGCGCGCCGACCTTATATCGCGGTTTGACCGCGGAGAGGTTCAGGTCCTTGCCAATTGTATGGTGCTGACCGAGGGGTTTGACAGTCAGCCGGTAGGATGCATCGGCATCCTGCGCCCCATGCTGCACAAAGGCACCTTCATCCAGTCCGTTGGGCGCGGCCTTCGGCGCGTCGATCCAGAGCGCTATCCCGGCATGATAAAGACAGATTGCATCGTGCTGGATTTTGCCGGTGCGGCGATGCGCCATGGGTCGCTGGAACAGGACATCGGCCTCGAAGATGAGGATACGCCCACCGGGGCTCAGCCGTGGAAGACCTGCCCGTCATGTGAGGCAGAACTGCCCCTCGGGGCATCCATCTGCGATTTCTGCGGCCACATTTTCACGCGGGATACCGGCGAGAAGCGGTTACTGACCGCGTTCGAGATGACCGAGATCGATTTGCTGGATCGCTCACCCTTCTCGTGGGTCGCGCTGCATGAAGACGAACAGGCGCTTATGGCCAGCGGGTTTCAGGGCTGGGCTGGCGTCTTCCATGACGGCACGCTCTGGTACGCGCTTGGCCGCCCCAAAGGCAAAGCCATCCGCACATTGGCTGTTGGCACACGGGTGCAGGCGCTTGCGGCAGCAGATGACTTTCTGCGAGAGACCGAAACCAGCAACGCCTCGGCCAAGAGCAAGCGCTGGTTGAACGATCCAGCCACCCTCCGCCAGATCGAACTGCTGACGCGCGCCGGATTTGAAATCAGTGGTATGGATTTCGGCCTCTCCAAATACGCCGCCAACTGCCATCTCAACTTTCGCTGGAACCGCGCAGGCATCCGCAGCGCGGTGATGCGCGATTTGGCGCGGAACGCCGCATGAAACGCCCCAATCCGCTCCCGCCCGACCAGATGACCGCTGCCGAGCGCCGCGCCGAATTGTGCGGCCTGCTGGCGCTTGGGCTGGTTCGATTGCGGATGCGGGAGATGGGCGAAGTATCTGACGATACTGGAGAACGTTGCCTACACTATCCGCCCGACCAATGCCGTCATGCAACCCCGACCCAACGGAGAAATGCATGATAAAACAAGATCCCATCCCCGCCCGCCTGGCCGCCCTCAAGACCACCTCGACGCCAGACCTGAAACACCAGTGGCGCGAGTTGTTCGACAGCGAGCCACCGCCGTTCAATCGTCGCTATCTTGAGAGCCGGCTGGCTTACCGCATCCAGGAGCTGGCCTATGGCGGCCTGAAACCGGAAACCGTGAAGCGGCTGGAAACCCTCGGCGAACAGCTGGACGGCGGCGACCGGAAGAAGCGAGGCATCCGTTTCGACCGTGATCGCCCCATCACTGGCACGCGCCTAATCCGTGAATGGCAAGGCGTCGAACATCTCGTCACGGTCACGGCTGACGGGTTCGACTGGCAGGGGCGGCCCTACAAGTCGCTGTCCGCCATCGCCCGCGCCATCACCGGCACGCACTGGAACGGCTGGGTCTTCTTTGGCCTCAAGAACCACAGGGGGCGGGCATGACGAAGCAACCGGAAAAATCGAAGGTCGTCCGCAAGCTCCGCTGCGCCGTCTACACACGGAAATCCTCCGAAGAAGGGCTCGAGCAGGAGTTCAACTCGCTCCACGCGCAGCGGGAGGCCTGCGAGGCTTACATCGCCAGCCAGCGCTCCGAGGGCTGGGTGCTGGTCCGCGATCAGTATGATGACGGCGGCATCTCGGGCGGGACGCTGGAACGGCCCGGTCTGAAACGGCTGTTGGAGGACATCGAGGACGGGCTGGTCGATGTGGTCGTGGTTTACAAGATCGACCGCCTCAGCCGCTCGCTGGCGGATTTTGCCAAGCTGGTCGAGGTGTTCGACCGGAACGGCGTCACGTTCGTCTCGGTCACGCAGTCGTTCAACACCACCACGTCGATGGGGCGACTGACACTGAACATCCTGCTCTCCTTCGCCCAGTTCGAGCGCGAGGTGACGGCCGAGCGGATCCGCGACAAGGTCGCCGCCTCTCGCAGGAAGGGCATGTGGATGGGTGGCGTGCCGCCTTATGGCTACCGCGTCGAGAACCGGAAGCTGGTGGTCGACGAAGATGCCGCCGCGCATGTGCGCTGGATCTTCGCCCGCTTCCTCGAGATCGGGTCCTGCACCGAACTGGCGCGGGAGGTCGGCACGCGTGGCATCCGCACCCCGCGCGGCAACCGGATCGATAAGAAATTCATCTATCGGATGCTGAACAACCGCGCCTACATCGGCGAGGCGGTCCACAAGGGCGACAGCTATCCGGGCGAGCACGAGGCGATCATCGACCGCGAAATGTGGGACCGTGTCCACGCCATCCTGACGGAGAGCCCGCGCAAACGCGCCGCGCGCACCCGGGCCGACACGCCCGCGCTGCTGAAGGGGCTGCTGTTCGGCCCCGACGGCGCCGCGTTCTCGCCGACTCACACTCGGAAAGGCGGCAAGCTCTACCGCTACTACGTTAGCCAGACGGTGCTGAAGCATGGCGCCGGATCGTGCCCGGTTGGCCGAGTGACAGCAGGGGAGATCGAGGCCGCCGTCATCGACCAGCTCCGCGCCGTGTTCCGCCAGCCGGAGATCGTGGCGGGGACTTGGAAGGCGGCGCGCGCCCACGCAGACGATATCGCCGAAGCCGACGCTCTCTCGGCGCTGCAGCAGCTCCATCCGCTGTGGGACGAACTCTTCCCCGCCGAGCAGGCACGCATTGTAGCGCTGCTGCTGGAGCGCGTCGACATCGGCACGGACGGGTTGAACGTCCGGCTCCGTGTTGATGGGCTTGGCGGCCTCGTGCGCGAGATGCTCGCCGGAGACATGGGAGCGGCCGCGTGACCCGCGGGGCCGCGATCCCCGAAATCGTGACGCTTCACGTTCCGTTCCGCCTCGTGAAGCGCGGCGGGCGGAAGGAGATGCAGCTGCCGGAGGGCGCCGCGCGACCGCGGAAGCCCGACAGCGCACTGATCAAGGCGCTGGCGCGGGCCTTCCGCTGGAAGCGAATGCTGGAATCGGGCGAGTTCGCCACCATCGCCGAACTGGCCGAGCGCGAGGAGATCGCGCCCTCCTACATGACCCGCGTCCTGCGGATGACGCTGCTTGCACCGGAAATCGTCGAGGCGATCATGGACGGCAAGCAGGGGCCGGAAGTGACGCTGGCGCGCCTGCTGGGGCCGTTTCCGGCGGAGTGGCAAGAGCAGAGCTTCAATGAAAAAACGAGGTCACCTCGCGCGCCTTGA